TTCCAGATTTAACGATTCTATATTTTGATAAATGGGCAGTATTAGAATGTAAAAGAAGCTTATATGAGCCTTATCGACCAAATCAAGAATACTATCTTGAGGTTCTTGATAATATGGCGTTTGCATCAATGATTTGCCCTGAAAACAGAGAGGCGGTTTTATATGAACTTCAATGTGCATTCGCGTCTAGAAGGACAACATGCCTTTCTAAGCGCTAGTAAATATCATTGGGTAAATTATGATGAAGAAAAACTTATTCATAGTTTTTCTAAATTTCAAGCTGCTCAAAGAGGAACTCGACTTCATGAATTGGCCTGTCAATGTATCCAATTAGGAGTAAAGCTACCAAAAACAAATAAGTCTTTAAATTTATATGTAAATGATGCTATTGGTTTTAAAATGAGGACAGAACAAATTTTATATTATTCCGACAATTGTTTCGGCACAGCAGATACTATCTGTTTTCGAAATAATGTTTTACGTATTCACGATTTAAAAACTGGAGAAACTCCCGCATCTATAAAACAGCTTATGGTTTATGCCGCGCTTTTTTGTCTTGAATATCGTATGAAACCATCAGACATTGTAATTGAATTACGACTATATCAATTAGACGAAGTTACAATTCATATTCCAGAATCAGAAGAAGTTTTTAACATCATGGATAAAATTATCACGTTTGATAAGAGAATTGAGCAAATAAAAGCAGGAGGTTGATTCTATGAGCGATGATCTTCTTCAACACATCGGAATGCCAAGGCGCTCCGGAAGATATCCCTGGGGCTCGGGTGATGACCCTTATCAAAGGTCCATGGGATTTCGAGGACATGTTCATGCGCTTAGAAAACAAGGACTCAGCGACGTTCAGATCGCCGAACATGAAGGTATTAAAACTACACAACTAAGAGCGAGATTATCCATTTCAAGAGCTGAGGAAAGAGCGGCAAAAAGAGTAGAAGCATTAAGACTCTATGAAAAAGATTATTCTAAAATGGAGATAGGCCGAAGAATGGGCCTTAATGAATCTACTGTTCGATCTCTTCTTGATCCAGCCCTTGCTGAAAAAGCACGAATCACACGGGCGACATCGGATATGCTTAAAGAAAATGTTGATAAAAAAAGATTTATTGATATCGGCACAGGAGTTGAGAATTATATTGGCGTTAGTCGAACGAAACTAAATACAGCAGTAGAAGAATTAAAAGAAGCCGGGTATAAAGTTCACACTATTAATGTTCCTCAACTTGGAATGCCTGGTAAATTTACAATAGTTAAAGTGTTAGGGGCCCCAGATACAGAATGGAAAGAGATTGTTAAACCTGAGAATTTTGATAAGATTCAAACTATTACCGCGTATTCAAATGATCATGGTCGTAGTTTTAGAACCGATCTCGGATTAAAACCGCCTCAAAGCATCAGCTCGGAGCGAGTACAAGTTCGTTATGCAGATGAAGGTGGGCGGCAAAAAGATGGGGTAATTGAACTTCGTAGAGACGTAAAAGATCTCGATCTCGGTAAATCAAGATATGCACAAGTTCGTATTGCGGTAGACGACAATTATTATTTAAAAGGTATGGCTATATATAGCGATGATATGCCAGCGGGTATAGACGTTGTTTATAATACGAATAAACAGGATACGGGCAATAAAACAGAGGCAATGAAACGCCTTAAACGGGACAAAGATGGGAATATCGAACAAGCTAATCCGTTCGGCTCAACAATTAAACCCAACGGGCAAAGAGGCGCGATTAATGTTGTTAATGAGGAAGGCGATTGGGAAAAATGGACAAAAACCATCTCCTCTCAGATTCTTTCAAAACAAACCCCCCCTCTTGCTAAAAAACAACTAGATTTAGCATTTAAACAAAAAAAAGAAACATTTGATGAAATTATGGAACTTACTAATCCTGTTGTTAAAAAACAACTTCTTTTAGCATTTGCTGATGATTGTGATTCTTCGTCCGTACATCTTAAAGCAGCAGCATTACCAAGACAAGCATCAAAAGTGATTTTACCAATTCCTACTATGAAATCAACGGAAGTTTACGCGCCAACATTTAATGACGGCGAACAAGTTGTTTTAATTCGTCACCCACATGGTGGAAGGTTTGAAATTGCACAACTTAAAGTAAATAATAAAGTAAAAGCAGCACAAGCAGTTATGAAAGGTGCATCTGATGCTATTGGAATCAATCCCACCGTTGCCCAAAAGTTATCAGGAGCAGACTTTGATGGTGACGCAGTTATTGTTATACCAAATAATAGAGGGCATATTAAAACATCTGCATCGTTAAAAGGGCTTCAAGATTTTGATCCTATAACCGCCTACCCTCCTCATGATGGAATGCGCACGATTGATGGAGGGATTTATAATTCGAAGACACGAGAAGTTGAGTACCCTAAACGTCCCGATGGTCGTGCCGGTATTCCTAAAACGCAGACGAGACAAACAAGGATGGGCGAAGTATCAAATCTTATAACGGATATGACTATTAAAGGTGCATCTTTTGATGAACTTGCGCGAGCGGTTCGACATTCAATGGTGGTCATTGATTCAGAGAAACATAATCTTAATTATAAAGAATCTTATAAACAAAACGGCATTGCCTCACTAAGTCAAAAATATCAGAATAGTGCTCGTGGCGGAGCCTCAACATTAATTTCAAAAGCTTCTTCAGAAATTAGAGTTCCTCATAGAAGGAGTACGCCAAAGATAGATCCGATTACAGGCGCAAAGGTTTATGATGAAACAGGACAAACCTATGTTGATGACAAAGGGCGAACTGTTCGAAGAACTACTCCATCTACGATGATGGCCGAGACTCTGGATGCAAGAACTCTTTCTTCTGGACGTCCGATTGAAGAGGTCTATGCTAATTATGCCAATAATTTAAAAGCTCTTGCTAATACTTCTCGTCGAAATGCGCTCGGAACTAAACCCATCCCCTATAGTCCCTCCGCAAAAAAAATATATGAAAAAGAAGTGGCAAATCTTACCGCACAATTAAATATTGCATTTAAGAATAAACCTTTAGAGAGACAGGCACAACTTTTAGCAAACTCAGTAGTTGCAAGAAAAAAAGAAGCTCATCCTAATATGGAGCAAGATGATATTAAAAAACTTCGAAATCAGGCATTAGCGGCAGCACGAGTGCGCACCAGAGCCAGTAAATATCATATTAAAATTAGTGATAGAGAATGGGAAGCAATCCAAGCTGGCGCCATCACTCCTTCTAAATTAACACAAATTTTACAAAATACAGATTTAGATCGAGTTAAACAGCTAGCAACGCCTCGCGCTACAACTTCAATGACGCCCGTAAAAGTTAGTCGAGCAAAAACATTACTCGCTGCAGGACATACTCAAGCGGAAGTTGCAGTTAATTTAGGGGTATCTGTTGCCACGTTATCAAAGTCTTTATAAAAAAGGGGGAAGTGGTATTATGAGTCTTCGTTCTATAACACCCGAGGAGGCTAACGAGAAAGTAAATAATAAACCTTTAACTATAGCTTTAACAACAATAGATAATCCATTTAACCCCTTTGAAGAATTTGATAGATGGAAAGAATTTGATGAAGCTAAGGGGTATTACACTTGCGAATATTTAGCACGCGTAGCAAAGACTAGTTTTGAATTATCTGAACTAGATGACGACTTCGCAATTGAAAGCGCAATTGATGAGATTGTAGAATTAAACATCCTTGGGTTGTATAAAAAAATAATACTCCCCTAGAAAACAAGTTTGTCTATACCCCCCTTCTCTCTAATATAAGGGTTAATGAATAACCCTTATATATCCCCCCTTTTTTTTTATTTTACTTTCTTTAGTAAACCTTCTAATAGGGGGGGGGTATAAATCATTTACTAAAGAAGATTAAAACCTTTTTAGTTTTATTTATATGAAGTTTTTTGATATAAATTCGCCCCCCCCTTATGTTTAACTAGGTTTACCAGAAAAAATTGTATTTAAAAGAACATTCATTTAAATACAAATAATTATTTTTTATTGTTAGTGTTTAAAATAGTTAAATAATAAGAATGTTGATAAGAACAGATGTAAACATTTAAATGATAGACCCATCAACAAATTTTGAAAAAACATTATTTAAAACTCTTAATTAAGATAAGTCTTATAAAAATATAAACAATTACTACTTATAATAAATCATAAGATTTTACGATGTTTATCCTCTATCTTTTTCCTTCTTCCGACATTAATGGATTATTCTTTTTAGTTAAATACTTTAGAGTATACTTTAATACTCTAAAATGTTTGTTATTACTTTTCTAAAAGATTAACAAAGTATGAATTATTATAGACAATCGTCTTTACATTTAAAATTCGTACCCCTTAATCTTCTATAAACAAACGTAAAGCTCCCCTCCCATCTTTCCCCAAGTCATCAGACAACTAGTTTATGTATCTAATAATCCTTTTTAAATTTGATTTGACTTTACGTTTGTTTAAAATATTTTCACATCTAACTTTTAAAAAATAAAAATTCTTTTAGAAGAGGGGGGAGGGGTAAAAAAAAATATACACCCCCCTTCACATCGCCGCACCCTTAAAAATATCTCCGGGGGGAGTTTTTAGAGGTCTGTTTTTAGAATTCCGTCCGACTACTCAGGGCGGAAGGTATTCCAAACTTAAAACTAAGTAAAAAGGAGGTCGAAACACATGGGGAACTCGGCCAAACAACCAACGAAGTCGCATAGAACTCGACCTCTACCAACCACCCCCGAGGCCAGAGAGAATCAAATGATCGCTTTAGCAATTAACCTTGCGGAGAAACAATTGGCTAAAGGTACGGCAAGCTCTCAAGTAATAACTCACTTTCTTAAACTCGCAACAGCGAAAGAAAAGATCGAGAAAGAGATTCTTGAGAGTAAGAAGGAATTGATCATCGCGAAGACAGACTCTATTAAATCTGGAAAGCGTATTGAAGAGTTATATTTAAACGCTCTAAATGCTATGCGCAGTTACACCGGAGCGAGAGGCGACGATCATGGAGAGGATTAGATCCTATCAAGAACTTTGTCAGTACGATTTGTTTGAAGAGCGTTATGAGTATCTTAAACTTGCTGGGGCAGTCGGGCGCGCGACTTTTGGGTTTGATCGTTACATTAATCAACTACTTTATAATTCAAGAGAATGGAAAAGAACTCGTAGAGACATTATAATTCGGGATAATAGTTGCGACCTTGGGGTTCGCGATATGGAGATTTATGGCGACTTAATAGTTCATCATATTAATCCTCTTTCGTTAGAAGATATCGAGAATAATTCTGATCGTATATTTGATCCAGATAATCTTATTTGCGCGATAATGAGTACGCATAATGCAATTCATTTTGGCGATGCCTCCCTTTTAAGAATGTTACCACGAGAACGAACGAAAGGAGATACGACGCCTTGGAAAATACCTATTCCTCCACACAGAGTATATTAGGATCCATTGTAAAACTTTTAGGCATTGACGAAGAAAGTGGATATTTTGATAGAGACTTAATTATACACATAAATTCTATATTTTTAACATTAACACAACTTGGCATTGGCCCACCTTCTGGATTTAACATAACAGATCTAGACGATACATGGAGTGGGATGATAGGCGATCGTGAAGATCTCGAGGCAATTAAAACGTACGTATATTTAAAAGTTCGTTTACTTTTTGATCCACCACAGACGGGATATTTAGTGGACGCATTAAAAGAACAATGTAAAGAATTAGAATGGCGATTAAATCTACAAGTAGAAGGGGGTAAATAAAAATGGCAGATAAAACTAGAACAATAAAAAACGCAACCGATCAAGAACTTAATGAGTTAATCGTTCGATTAAGGAAAGAGGCAGAGGTTCAAAGTTTAATTGCGGAAATCCGACGTAAGAGCACGCCTAATGATCCACATAATCAATACAACGATTATCGCCCAGAGATTAGTACAGAACAACCTATCGAATCTCTATATCATTACGGAATCCCTGGAATGAGATGGGGTATTCGTCGTAAGCGTGGAAGAGATGGTCGAATTATTAGAGGAAGTATCGGAGCGAGGCTGTCTGGTTCCGCTCTTAGGATGGGTAATTCAATAAAAAATTTAAGATCTAGAGATTATACAAAAACGGCAAGATTCGCTAAAAATACAGCTAAAGGTGTAGCATTAGGCGCGGCTTTATTAATAGCTGGGGACATATTAGAGCGGCGGTATATACTTCGATAAGTCTCGATATTATCATCCAGAAGAGCAACGCAAGATATTTTTGCTTTTTAACCTTTATGATATGGTAAGGAGGTATATACGTGAATGAAAGAAAAAACGAGCTGTACGATCTTATTACAGATCTTAAACGTAAAATTATTACAGAACAGTCTGTTGAATCTTTATCTCATCACGGAATTAAAGGAATGAGATGGGGGGTTCGACGTAGGCGCGGTAGAGATGGTCGGGTTGTTGGTGGACGCTCTAAAAGGCCTCCTGCCTCCGATGACCATAAACAAGCTAGAGCTTTGAAAGCAAAAGGTGTACGTGCTTTATCGACAAACGAGTTAAGAGAACTTAATCAGCGTCTTCAAATGGAACGACAATTTAAAGAACTTAACCCGTCTAAACTTGATCGAGCAGCAAAAACGGCCTCAAAAATAATGAAAGACGTCACAACTATGGCGACGGTTTATTCTTTAACAAAGAAATATCTAGGTCGGGGTCGAATATCAATATAAAAATATTGAGAACTTGGTTACTATATTCATTCTCGTCTAGATAAGTTTAAGGGGGACTCAACCTATGAGTCTATCAAATACAGCAACACCTAAGTATTATGGTAGGTTTCGCGAAGAGGTAATACGTGGAAATATCCCCGTCTGTAGAGAGATTGCTATGGAGATGAATCGTATAGATAGTCTCATTGCAAATCGAGGGATTTATTATGACGAAGACGCAGTCGAGGGGTTCATTCAATTTTGTGAATGCGAACTTACTCTTACGGATGGCGCTGATTTGATTCTTTTAGACTCATTTAAACTTTGGGGAGAACAAGTTTTTGGGTGGTTCTACTTTGTTGAACGAAGTATTTATGAGACGTCGCCTGATAATCGAGGCGGTCGTTATGTCCGTAAGATGATTAAAAAACGTTTAATTAATAAACAGTATCTCATTGTTGGTCGAGGGGCCGCTAAATCGATGTACGGATCATGCATTCAAGCATATTTTGAGAATGTGGATACTTCGACTACTCATCAGATTACAACGGCCCCTACAATGAGACAGGCTGATGAGATTATATCTCCAATTCGTACAGCTATTACTCGGGCTAGGGGGCCGCTATTTCGCTTTCTAACAGAAGGTACACTGCAAAATACTACCGGCGCTATTGTTAATAGAAAAAAACTTGCGTCTACTAAAAAGGGGATTGAAAATTTTTTAACAGGCTCTCTTTTAGAAGTTCGCCCAATGTCGATCGATAAACTGCAAGGATTACGCCCAAAGGTCGCGACTGTTGATGAATGGTTATCAGGAGACGTTCGAGAAGACGTAGTTGGCGCAATAGAACAAGGGGCGTCCAAAATTGATGACTATTTGATCGTTGCGATGAGTTCTGAAGGTACGGTTCGCAATAGTTCGGGCGATACAATCAAAATGGAACTTATGAGTATTTTAAAAGGCGAGTATATTAATCCGCACGTTTCCATTTGGTACTATCGACTTGATAATGTTGAAGAAATTAATGATCCAGCAATGTGGATTAAGGCTAATCCAAACCTTGGTAAGACAGTTTCTTATGAAACGTATCAGTTAGATGTTGAAAGAGCGGAAAATGCCCCAGCAACTCGTAACGATATTTTAGCTAAACGATTTGGCATACCAATGGAAGGGTATACTTACTTCTTTACTTATGAAGAAACTCTTCCGCATCGACGTAGAGACTTCTGGTCAATGCCTTGTGCTCTTGGCGCGGATCTTTCTCAGGGAGACGATTTCTGTGCATTTACTTTTTTATTCCCTCTTCCTGGAGAAAAATTTGGCATTAAGACGCGTTGTTATATTTCGTCATTAACGCTTATGAAGTTACCTAACGCTATGCGAATCAAGTATGATCAATTTCTTGGAGAAGGTTCGTTAATGGTGCTTGAGTGTGCGGTTCTTGATATGATGATTGTTTATGAAGATCTTGATAAATTCATTGAAGATGCTCAATACGACGTTCGATGTTTTGGCTTTGACCCATATAATGCTAAAGAATTTGTCGATAGATGGATAGCAGAAAATGGTCCTTTTGGGATAGAAAAGGTCATTCAAGGATCTAAAACAGAATCGGTCCCTCTCGGGGAATTAAAAATTTTATCCGAAGAACGTATGCTACTCTTTGATCAAGAGCTTATGTCCTTTACAATGGGAAATTGTATTACTCTTGAGGACACTAATGGTAATAGAAAACTTCTTAAAAAAAGATACGATCATAAGATTGATAGTGTGTCTGCGCTAATGGATGCTTGGGTAGCTTATAAAAGAAACAAGGATGCATTTGAGTGATATTTAAAAACTCCTCAGATTCTCATGTGATATTTTAAACTTTCTTGGATTCTAATGCGATATTTGAAAGCCCCAAGATTCTAATGTGATATTTGAAAGGGTCTCAGATTCTTATGCGATATTTAAAAGTTCGTCAGATTCTTATGCGATATTTAAAAAGGAAAGGAGGGGTGTCGCTTTGGAAGATCGCTTAGGTGTAAGATTAAAACACGCATGGAATGCATTTAATAATCGTTCCCCGACAGAAGTTGTTAAGGTACATCGAGAGATTGGTTATGGGTCATATTCTCGACCAGATCGACAGCGCTTGCACGTAACTAATGAGCGGTCAATTATTATTTCCGTATATAATCGAATTGCCCTCGATGCTGCTTCTGTAACGCTACAACACGTACGATTAGATGATGATGGAAGATTTAAAGAAACGATAGAGTCAAGTTTAAATTACGCGCTCACTTATGAGAGTAATCCGGATCAGACTAGTCGAAATTTTATTCAAGATGTCGTTATGTCTATGTTTGACGAAGGGGTTGTTGCCGTTGTCCCTGTAGACACGAGCGTTAATCCTAATCTTTCTAGCGCGTTCGAGATTCACACTTTACGAACTGGAAGAATTACTTCTTGGTATCCAAAACATGTTAAAGTTCGATTATACAACGATAATGTTGGAACTCACGAAGAAGTAATCCTCTCAAAAAACACAATTGCCATAATTGAAAATCCTTTTTATGCCGTCATGAACGAGGCAAACAGCACTCTGAAACGTCTTATTAAGAAATTGTCACTTCTAGATTCCATTGACGAACAAAGCGGATCTGGAAAACTTGATTTAATTATTCAACTTCCCTATGCAATTAAATCTGAAACGAGACGAGATCAAGCAGATAAAAGGCGCAAAGATATTGAAAGTCAACTTTTAGGCTCCAAATATGGAATCGCTTATACAGACGCAACTGAGCGCATTACACAATTAA